GCACCAATTTCTTTCTTGTTTTTATCCCAGTATTTTTTGGCATGGTCCTTATCTTTTTTTTGCTTTTTTGTTAGAGCATCTTTGTTTTTAACATTTAAATCAACAAACTTTTGATAAGTTAGGGCAACGTAGTAAAATTGATAAAATTGAATTTGTTGAGAGGCATATTGTACACCAAGTCCGCTGACAAGAGTATTCATTTTTTGCTTTATACTCTCATCACTGTTGCCTTTGTCCTCAGCAAAGTTTCTTAATACATTAAACTGATCGGCTGTGATAACTTTTAAATCTTGCCCAAACACCTGAGATGAAGGCCAATTTCTATCAGTCCATATGTTGCCTTGTAAATACTGCATAATGGTTTTATTCTTTTCAGCAGTAGATAGTACATTTTCACCCCACATGTTATTCCAAACATCCCTATAGTTTTCTATTGTCGTAAGCTGTGGTATAGTACCAGCACCAGCAGAGCTTACTGGGTTTTTTATAACCTTACTTTCGTGATATTCGTATTGCTTTAAAAGTTTATAGTTTTCCTTATCAGCAGGCATCACCTCCGGTTTATCTAAATATTTAGCTAGAGGCTGGCTATCTAATATATGTTGAGAGTTGTCTGGTGCCCCTTTATCAATTTGGTGTAATTCAAACCCATCGTAGGCTGTGTGAAACTTAATAAATCCAAATTTTGGTAAAGCTTTGTTACTAGAAAAACTAGAATCAGATATATGTTTGTTTGCTTCAACTCTTATAGCTTCATAAAATTCTTCAATCGTAGCACCGGCATTTTTGAGTTGTGACATCGTATCTTTGTCTGCCCCAGAGCCAGCAGCTATCCACTGATTGTATAAATCTCGATGGCCGGAATCATTCTTATCAATGTAGTTTTTAAACTTTCTAAGAAAATTGTGTTCTGCGTCCGAGTAATCACCTATGGCCTTCTTAAGGTGAACTTCTTTTATAACCTTATCGACCAAATCCCTTCCCATATAACTAGCGTTCATGGGAAATTTCACCCATGTATAGTTCTTTCTGTGTTTTATATTAGCTGCTATCCAATCTAGATCAGCATCAGTAAATGCCACAGGATTTAGCTCTAGAAGTAAAATTCTAAATCTCCAAGTATTTATATCATTTCGATGATCAAGAATAGTTCTCCTCCACCATTGGTTGTTCGTGTTGTCCCAATAATTATCGCCATCAATCCAAGTATCCCAACCTTTGGGCCATTTTCGGGCTGCTTCTATTTTTCCATCTTTAGTCGACATTTTACAAAAGCTCCAATAGGTCGTTAAGATTAACAGGTATTCTTATAATTTGACCAACCCTTAAGTGTGCCTCAGTGGGAGTTCTATTAAATTCTGCTATCATCCACCAGTTTTCAGGTACTCCATAGAAATCTTCTGCTATTCGCCAGAAGCAATCACCCTGCTTCCAAACATACTCATAAACATCTATTGAATCTAAAATATCTTGTTCTATGATTGTCATTTCTGGAGTTTCATAATGCTCAACTGTAGAAACTCCTCTTTTTTTATGTTTTTTCTTGTACATTATGTGACTATTTATACTAGTAACACGATCAAAATATCTCGACATTATTTTAACTCCTAATTAATTTTAAATGGAAATTTGCTGCCCATCCAAGATTTATTTTGCCACCCTAAGAATTCTTCATGAAGAACATTGAAGTTCAAGTTTAAAGATATAACCTTTGGATAAAAACTATTTGATTCATTAAATACCCCCATATCTAAAACTGGCTTCCACGACAAACTGTCAACCCAACCCAAAAGTCCAACACTCGATAATGATTTTGCTAAACCAGAATTTTGTTTCTTACTGCTTGTTGAGCCCTTAGGATCATCGAGACTGTCTGGCTTGTCTTTATCTGTGCTATTAGATTGATCAGATTGACCAGCATTTTTTTGCTTTTTAGCAGCATCAGACTTTTTAGTGCTGGGTGGCCTACTAGCATTACCGGTTATTAGGTTAGCATAAGTTATCCTTATCAGTGGTGCCCTAGACATAACGGATGGCTTTCTTCTATTCGCTTTTTTTATCCTTTGTACGTCTTTCTGATAGTTTTTCTTTTCTGCTGCGGATGCTTTCTTTCCCCCCTTTGGGCCCACTGGCAAGCGCTCTCCAAGTGTTGTGTAACCCGGATAAAGGAACTGTATTAGGTCTCCACATTTTTTGAGATTTGATTTAGCATCTTTTAATGTCGCTGACGGCAAATCCCAAGCAAGGGATATAGTCCTCTTTGTGCCTTGAAATGTAGCAATTGGATCATTTCTTCCTAAAACTCTCTCAGATGTCCAATCAGATGTAAAATTCTGACTGAAATCCGTTAAAAAAGCAGGGAAACTAATTTCTCCTCCGCCCACCTCACTTTTAAAAACTAAAATAGCACCACTTTGTTTAGCGTACTCATCTGCTCCGTATCCAATCCCAAAAGACATATATAATCACTCCACTACTTTACACTAACAGTTTTAATAAATTCAGCTAGCTTATCATTATTTAGTTCCAATTCAACTTTAACAGTTGGTTTGAACATTTCTCCAAGGTTGTTGAAGGCATCCTTAATCGCACCTGCGGTGTCTGTTATGCCTGCTCCGCCGATGGTCTGGGAGCTTTGTCCCGTTGTTATTAGGGCTAAGTTTTCAATTGTTGACTTGAGTTCGACATTACCATCTAAAGAAGAATCAAGCACTTCTAGCGCCTCTTTGAGACCAGTGAAAGCTGCTGTTACGCTGCCTGTTGAGATTGTGGCAATATTTTCGGTGATCTTTGATATACCCTCAGCAACAGCAGCCATTGTACCAAGGACAACAGCAAGAGCGAGCATAGCCGGTATACCAAATGATAGTGCGGCAAAAGATACTGCCAGAGCGGAAACTGCTACCGCAATTCCAAACATTACGCCCACAGTCCCCAATCCAAGATTTTCAAACACAGATAGGCTCTCAATAACTCCGGCCAGCCCCATCATTAGAACACCGATTCCAGCAGCAGCAAGGCCGACACCGGCCCCAAACATGAGCATGGCCGCACCGGCAGCAAGCATACCAAGCCCAACCTTCATTCCGGCAATTCCAAGAACAATAATCACCGCCGTTAAAAGAATGATTGTTCCAATAACTGGGTATATGGCATTAGGGAACTCTCCGAATGCTCTTACTAGATCAGAAACACCAAAGAACATAACACCAAGTCCCACAGCAGCAAGTCCCACAGCGGCAATTAGCGGAGCCATTCTCGTTCCTGCTCCTGCCGCCGCATTTCCTATAATTGTTATATTGGCACCAGCCGGAACAGCAGCTAAATTTAACCCTGTAAGGGCACCTGCAAGCCCAGTCATAGCCCCGGCTAAAGGTCCAACACCTAAGGCGGCCCCCGCCGCAGCGCCACCAACACCAATAAGATACTTCGCTAGTAAAAACATACCTATGCCAAAAACAACCATAACCGGGATACCATAATCTTTTATACTCTGAGCGAAATCTAAAACACCTTGCGTAAAGCCATTTATATTCTCTGTCAGTGGCACAAGTTGTGTGGCCAACGTTAAAAAGGCCATTTTTAACTTCATCAGGGCGGGCATAGCATCTTTTAGCATTTGGTCGTATTCTTTTTGTTGCTCTGCGGCTTCTCTTTGCTTTTCCGTGTATTCGGCAAACTGAGTCGTTGACATCGAAAGTACTTTTCCAGCTTTTTCAACATCATCCCCAAATCCTAGAATTTGTGCGGCTGATAATTGAGCATATCTATCCATCTCTTGGAACTCTCTACCTGTCGCTTTAAATTGTGATACCAAATAAGGCATCCTGTCTTGGACATCCATGGTCACAAGCTCTAAAGCAGATAGATTTGTTCCAAAAACAGCACTAAACTTAGCTGCGGTCTCGGCGGCAGAGGTGAACGTGTCGAACTTCTTTGAAAGAGCCAAAACATCAGCAACTTCAACACCAGCGGCTCTCGCAGAGGATGCTATTTCCTTGTATACATCAACTGATTGCTTACCGTATGAGGCAAGGTATTTGTTGGCTTCTTTGAAGCCCGAAATCATTGTGCTTATTGGTACTCCGATAGCTTTTGCCCCGAATGCCAAGTCCTTAACCATATCGGCAGCTTCTGCGCTTGAAACTTTGAATGATTTTGTTAAAGAGCCCATAAGTTCGGCTGATACGTCAGAGGCAACACCTAGTTTTTCAAGGGCGGCGACATTTTTCATCAATTCTTCTTGGTTTTTTTGCGTTAAATCTGTGAAGCCCGGGAATTTGGAGTATAAAGAAGTTAGGGCCTTTTTTGAGTCATCGGCTGTGATTCCAAATTGTATCATTGCTCCGCCCACATTTCTAATTTGAGATGTGTATTCACGGCTGGCACCAGTTGCCGCAACAAAAGCAGCGACAGCCTTATCAACACCAAAAGCAAAAGCCAATGTAACTTCGGTAACCGCTTTTATCAGAGCCTCTGCCATATTCGTAAAAGTAAAGATTTCTGCCATTCGCTGTTGAAATCCTTTTCTTGCCTCTTTATCATTCATCATTTGATTAAGCTTTTGGAATTTACCGCCTAGGGTCTTGGTGTGATCTGAAGCCATTCCCAATTGCCTTGCCAAGCTGCCGCCAAAGTTATCGGCCATTTGGGCCCCTTCTTTAAATTTTGGTGTAAGCTCATCAAACTTCTCTTTGAGCATTTCAATATCGTCTGCGTTAGCGCCGTATAATTCAGAAAATCTTTTCAAATCATCTGCGTGTTTTTCATGAGCCTCTTCTATGGGGACATATTTATTGAGGACTTCCATGCTGTAGGCTTGCCAGTTTTCTTTCATTATTTCAAGTTGCTTTATTTTTTGCCCTTGAATACCAGCAATTCTGGCCTCTAGTTGTGCCAATTCCTGAAGCTCTTTGACAGTACCAGTGACGGTGCTCCCAGACTTGATTTGTTTTTTAAGCTCTTTGTTCTCTTTTTCTAAAGCCGCTACTCTTTCTTCTAATGTGGCCATTTATTAACCCTCATCTTTGAAGGGCCATACGATTCCGGTATTTCCTTCAAAGTTTTTGACCGCTTGATCAAGAAGCTCTCTTGTTCGAACGGTTTGAGGATGTTCTTTTCCATATTCCATATAAGCATCAAGATAGTTTTTCTCGGCCATGATGGCATCGGCATAAGCTTTAACATCTTTCTTCTTACCCTTTATCGAAAACTTCAACTTGGGGCCCTCTTCTTCCTCTTCTTCGGTAAAGATGTCTTTCATACTTGGGTCTTTTAGTGTGGCCATCATTTTAACATCATCGCCATACATGTACTTAAGAAGGTTTTTGTTCCATTCACCCCATGCCTTAAGCCAAGATTCGTTTAAAACTTGCTTATTTTTCATATTTAGATCCTCTTTATAACATAATTAGTTAAAATAAAAAAATGCCCTTATTGGGCATTTATCTAGATTTCTTTCTTGCTTTTTCCATTTGCTTTTTCTCTTCGGCAAACTGCTTTTCAAGTCTCTTAAGAAACCACAGCCTAAGACCAACCGGCAAGTTGTATATCTCTATTAAAGACCACCCACCAAAGTGCTTGAGCAAAAAAAACTGCTCATACATTGCCTCTTGGTATTTATTTGTTAGGCCAAAAAAAGTCCGTTCCAAACGGAACATCAACCTCCTCTGTGTGATCACAGGCCGGGCATGTAAACTCGTTTTCAATTTTTACATCCGGAGAAATAGACTTGTAACATAGCCTGAGGTGTCTTGAATCAAGAGTCGGCATATTGGCAACATATCTTGATATAATCGAATGATCGGCATGCCCTTCGATTGATACAATCATTTGCTTGTATTGGTCTGATAGAGGTGTTTCAATAATCTTTCTCTTTCTTTTTTCTTGTATAAGATTAGCTAAATAGTTCTCGTCTTCGCCCCTAAGAAGCTTAAACTCAACTTTAAACTTTGTATGAGGCATAATTGTATTAAAAGTACCAGAGTCGTTTCTTGTTATTTTAAGCTCTTCTGTGAAGAGTGGTTCGTGGACCTTGACATTGTTAAGATCGAAACTGAATGTGTTCTTTGCCCCACATGCTGGGCAAGTTACCAAAGTTTCGTAATTGGCACCATAGCCTGATCTTCTTGCGGCTATAATAATTGCGTTTCTGTCTCCAACAAACAATTCACCGGGCTTGACAGATTTATTAACAATAATACTTTCCATGAATCTCTCAAGGGCAATACCCTTTTTAAGCAAGGCTCTTGATGCTAGAATATCTTCATCTTTAGCTGTCATGTATCTAATTTCAATTGTCTCTTGGTTGTGAAGAGGGTGGTCTTCTGGGTAACCGATGCCTTTAGATGGCAATTCAACAAACTCTGTGGGTGCTACAAAGTTCAGAGGATCAAATGCTGATTCCGTCGCGGTTGGAATAACATCGGCTGCTTTTGGTTGAGGCGCTCCAAGCCTATCACTATTTCTACTCAATTTTTACTCCTATTTATTAGTGCTGGATTTTGTTGTTTTGCCGCTCATTTTTAGCTCAGCCCAGTCATACATAAGGGTAAGCTGTATTTCGACAAGTTCATCAGAAGAATAATCCAATTCTCCAAAATTTACTGATTTTATAAAAATATTATAAAGTGTCCAAGTTTCGATTGCCTGTCCTTCTGAATCATGTTGTGTAATATTACAATTTGTTTTCGCCTTATTGATTCCCGGTGATTTTGCTGTTGGGGATGAATAACCAAAATCATTTATTGTTTTCATCAACGACTCTGCCTTAGCGCCGACATCTACAATTGTTATGGTGATGTCTTGCCAAACTAAAAGACCGGGGTATTTAAATTTATGGT